CCCCCACCCCCCCCCGCTGCTCATCCACCCCCCCCGCCAGCCGCGCCCCGCCGGCCGTCCCCAGCCCCATCACCTTCTCCGCCGCCGCCCGCGCCGTCAACTCCCCGCCCGCATACGGATGCCGATACACCCCGCCCACCGCCTGCACATCCACAAACGCAAACAGCCCATGCGCCGACAGGATATCCCGCAGCAGCACCGTCGCATCCACCCCGCCCCACACCTTGAACGGCAGCGACGCCGGCGCTGCCAGCGCCACCCATGCCGACCCATTCCACACCAGCGCCTGACCCTCCGGCGCCAGCGTCGCCGCGTTCAACTCCAGCTCATAGAACGCATCCGGCGCATAACTCGCCGTCGACACCACAATCCAATAAACCGTGTTCGCCGTCGGCGCCCAACTGTGATCGAAATCCAGCCGCACCCACGTCAGGCCCTCCGGCGCATTCGTCAACGTCGCCGAGGCCAGCGCCCCACCGCTCGGCGCGCCGCCGCTGCTCGCCTTCACCTCCACGAGCAGCCCGCTCGCCGGCGACCCCACCCGCCGCACCCGCAGCGCAATCGACCCCAGCCGCCAGGACTCGCCCGCCGGCATCCGCCACGCCTGGCCAACCGTCGAGTATTTTTCAATCGTCACCGTTGCGCCCGGCGCCGCCGTCGCCCCCGCCCAGGGCGTCGTCTCAATCTGGTGACCCTCCGCAATCGTCACCGTGCCCGACGGCGTATAATCCACAATCCCGCCAAACGCCCCGTCCACATTCAAATAGCGCGGCGACGCCGACTCGATCAACCGATACCCGTTGTTCGACCCTCCGCCCGTAATGTGGATCATCCCCGGCGCCCGCAGATCCCCCATCCCTGCGCCCGGGTCCCGGATATCGTCCGACGCCTCGAAATAGATCGTCGTGTTGGCCACCGACACCGCATCCTCGCTGGCCGTCTTCGCCACCGTGCGCGTCCCGTTGTTCGACCCCGCGCCGCTGATCACAATCGAATCGCCCTCGCGCAGCTCCCCCAGTTGCGCCCCCAGGTGATACAGCCACTGCTTATAGAACCCCACCTGGTTGCTCACCAGCCGCCACCCAACCGCATGAACAGCATCGCCGCCGTTCTCCGCATCCTCCTCGAACTCCACCCGCCCCGAAAGCCGCGTGTAATAGCGCCGCTCCAGCCGCTGCCACCACCCCACACACACCAGCAGCCCGCCGGCGGCTGAGCCTGCCGAAGCCCCACCCGCCAGATACAGCGCCGGCGATTTCCGCCGCGCCAGCTCCGCATTCCGCATCTGCGTCGCCTCATCCGGCTTCAGGTCGCTCCCCGCCGACAGCCGCCGCTCAATCTGCCCATACCGGAAAATCGAGTCACTGTCGCTCGCCCACTCCGTCTCCGCCGCCGCGCTCGACCCGTCCGGCGCGTCCAGCGTGTAAATCACCTGCACCCGGTTCGCCATCTCAGCCAGGCTCGCACCCACCGTGCGCCCGCCCTGCTCAATGCGCACCTCATGCACAAACCCGCCCCACACCGCCGTCCCCGCCTCATTGCGGATCGTCACCCCGCGGCCCAGCCACCCGGCGATCTCCTCCACCGCCGCCGCTGGGCCAGCCACGCGCACCTCCGCCCGCTCCGGGCCGCCCAGCGCCACCGCCGAAAACCACTCCGCCGTCAGCGTCACCGCCTCCGGCCTTGCGCCCCACACCCCGCCCGACTCCAACTCAACCCGCATCTCGCCCACGTTTCCCAGGAAACACCTACACCGACAGCCGCCGCGGCCGATACCACGCCCGCACACTGAACGCGCGACCAATATTCATCGCATTCCCGCCCTCGTCGCACAGCAGCAAAATCCGCTGCGTCTGCCCAGGGATCACCATCACCGGCGCCCCATCCCGCACCAGACCCGCCAGCCGGCTGCCGCTCGTCAGGAAATACGCCACATCCTCCATCTCATCCACCACCACCGCCGCGTTGTTCGCCACCTGCACATACGGGCTGCCGTTCACCCGCACCACCCGCAAATACTCCACCGGCGTCAACTGCACAAAATCCAGGTTGCACGTCAGCGTCTGACCGTTCGTCAGCACCGCCCGATACTGCACAATCAGCCGCACCGTCGCCGCACCGCTTCCCAAATCCGCCGGCGGCAGCGGCGCCGCACCCAAATCCTTCACCCGCAGATCACCCGTCGCCGCCAGCAACAGCACTTCCGGCCCCCGCCACAGTTCACTGTTGTTACTGTCCTGCAAATACATCTGCACCCAGATCGGCGCCGGCGCCAACCCCTGAAAGCGCGCCAGCACCCGGCAAACCCGTCCCGCCATCTGCTGCACCTGCGCCGCACTCACATCGAACATAAACGAACCCGTGTGCGTCACATCCCCGCTCGCCGTGTAACTGCGCGCCGCATAATTCCCGGCGCTGCTGTTCGCATCCGCCGTCACCGTGCTGTTCAGCGTCTCCGCCTCCAACACCATCCCCGCCGTAAGCTGCGCCATATCCACATGCGCCAGCGTCGCCACATAAAACGTCGAGTACGAGCGCGCCGCGCCGCTCGTGTTCGTCACCTGCAGCCGCACCGGCGCCGGCAGCGCACCGCCCACCTGCGCCGCCGCAATCTCCACCCAATTGTCGTGACCCGTCCCGCTGTCGTCGTGGTTATAGATCGTCCGCCCGCCCGTCGCCGCCGCCAGGTTCGACGTCGACAACTGCAGCTCCGTCTCCGCCCCCTCGAAATACGGCCGCCGCGTCAGCGACAGCACACCACGCACCGCCTTGTTCGGCCACCAGTCCAGCCCATCCTCATCCAGCACCAGCCGCCCCGCCAGCACCTCAGACCGCCAGGCCGACCCCTCCCCGTCCAACTGCACCTGCAAAAACACCCTCGCGCCCGAACCCGTCCGCTGCCGCCTGTGCGCCCGCTCCAGCATCGCCTCGATGCTGCGCGCCAGCGTCTGCAGCGCCGCCACCGACGCCGCCCGCAGGAAGAGCGCCGCCGACTCCGTCACATTCCGATACCTCCCCTGGCTCAGCGCGCCGCCCTCCCCCGCCGGCCCCGGCGCCTCCGTCGACTCCAGTTCCGGCGCCCGCGGCGCATACCGCTCCACAAAACACGACGACCCATCAGCCAGGCTGATCGTCGTCGTCCCATCCGTCAAACTTACCTGGTGCGCCATCCCCCACCCCGTCCATCCCGTCCATCCCGTCCACCGTCGGCGGCTGAGCCTGTTAAAGACCCGCCGATACACCCCCCACCCAGCGGAACTCATCTCCGGAATTCCGAAGATAAGTCCCCCCCCGCCGCGCCGCCGCGCCAGATCTGCCAGCCGCCGCAGCGCCTCCTCCATATCCAGCGGCGTGTTGATCACCGGCGCAAAATGGAACACCTGCTGCATCTCCCCCACCGCCGCCAGCCGCCGCGACGCCCCCGCCGTGTGCACATACGACCCGCGCGGCAAATCCACCACCTCCGGCCCAAACTCACCCACCCACGTCCGCCCGCCCGCTGGCCCGCCCACCGCCTTGCCTGGAGGAGTAGCGCCAGCTGCGCCACCGCCGCCGCTGCCAAACAGCCCCGCCAGCCATCCAGGCACCGGAATCTCCGGCCACGACCACGCCGGCAACGTCGGCCACGACCACGCCGGCAGCGACGGCCAGGAAAATCTTGGCATTTCGGGCCAGGAGAACTTGGGCATTTCCGGCCAGGACCATGACGGCAATGCTGGCCAGGAAAATAGCGGCAGGTCAGGCCACTGGAACACCGGAATCTCCGGCCACGACCACGCCGGCAACGTCGGCCACGACCACGAAGGCAGCGCCGGCCAGGACCACGACTGCAGCGCCTCCAAAACATCAGCGCCCTCAATCGTAAACTTACCATCCGACAGCGCGCCCGGCAGCGGCAGCGTAAACGTCTGCGCCGCAAACCACTCCGCAAAGCCGGCGCCCTCCCACTTCACCTGCGGCGCATCCACCGTTTGCCCCTGGAACCACTCCGAGAAGCCCGTGCTTTCCCAGTCAACCTTGAATTCCAGAAAGCTCCAATCAATCTGCGGCTTTGGCAGGCTCCAGTTCATGCCGCCCAGTGCGCTGGCCACCGCGCCCGCCGCCGCACCGCCCAGCCCCGGCAGCCCCTCCGCCTTCAGGTGCACCAGCAGCGCCATCGAGCCGGTGCGCAACCACTCCGGCATCTCGAATTCCCACGTGCCCAGCACCTTCACCGTCCACGTCTGCCCCGTCAACCGGTTCATCTGCGCTTCCGGCGCCTCACCCTGCCATTCCGGCGCCAGCGTCATCGTGATCGGTTCCGCCAACTGCGCCAGCAGCGCATCGAAGCCGCTCGTCGCCGACAAATCCGCCAGCGCCTGGCCCAGTCCGCTCGACGCGTCGCTCAGCAGATCCCCCGGCCCCTTGCCGTTGAACGTCCACCCGGTAACTGTGTACTCCCCTTCGGGCTGCGACGTATACTCAAATGCCCCGATCCGCAGCGTAAACTCTTGCTCGCCGATCCCCTCGAAGCTCACCAGGTCCTTCACGTTCCATTTGACCGGCCCGCCTTCCGTGCTCTCAAAATCGAAAATATCAAAGATCGAGAGCTTGGTAATCCCCTCCCTGTTCTCAAAGTCAATCACCTGATCCAGATAAATCTTCTCAATCGCCCCGTCCTCACTGTAAAACTCAAAAAAGTCCGACAGCTTGAACTTCGTAATCCCCTCGCCCGCGCCATCCAGCGAGAAATCAACCTCCAGCACATCACCCAGATTGAACGCAATCCGGTTGTTCGTCGTGTAATTGTCCCAGAACGCTTGCACCTGGCCGGCCACATCCGCCTGCCACTGCGGATCCGTCAGCGTCCCCACCACACTCTCCACATACGGCGTCGCCCACGCCGCCGCCTGCTCCGCCCAGGACAACAAAATCGGCGTCGCCTGGCTCAGCACACTCGTCAGACCCTGAACTGCCACCCGCGCCGGCTCCATAAACGACGCACCGATTTGCAGCTTGACCGCCTCCAGCACACCGCCAAAGATCTCCACATCCCCGGACAAATTATTCATCCGCTGCTGCGCCGCCCGCAGCGCATCCGTGTCGCCAATCCGCGCCTGCAGCGCTTCGTACTCCTCGGCCGTATAGTTCGCCATCCCCGCCGCGGCCCGCATCGCATCCGTGCCAAAGATCGTCGTCAAATAGCTGATCCGCTGCTCTTCCGACAGCCCGGAGAACGCCCGGTTCAACTCCCCGGCAATCTCCGCCATATCCCGCATCGACCCGTCGGCGTTGAAAAATTCCAGCCCCAGATCCGCCATTGCCCCCGCAGCCTCCTTCGACTGCGGCACCAACCGCTGGATCATCGTTTTCAGGCTTGTTCCTGCGTCCGAGCCGCTGGCGAAGTTGCTCGCTACCGCCGCCACTGCCGTGTTGAAATCCTCGAACGACACCCCGGCCACCGCCGCCGCCGCGCCGCCCTGCGCCAGCGCCAACTGATAATCGTAGATGCTGAACTTCGACGACGCCACCACGCCGGTGATCCCGTCCACCGCCGTCGCCATGTCGCCCGCGCCGATCCCGAAGATCGCCATCGCATCCGTGGCGATATCCGCCGCCGCCGCAAAGTCAGCGCCCGTGCTGTTCGCCAGCAGCACCGTCTGTTCCGCCGCGCCGCCGAACACATCCTCCAGCGCCATTCCGTTGCGCACCAGCATCTCGATGGCGTCCGCCGCCTCGTAGGTGCTCACCTTCAAATTGGGATTGATCCCCAGATCATTGATCAGCTCTGCCAGGCCCGCCATCTCCATCGCCGAGGCGCCGCTCACCGCGCCGATGCCGTCTATCTGCGCCTCCAGGCCGCCTGCATCCTGCACCGCGCTCACCAGGCTGGCGCCCATCGCGCTCGCCCCGCTCGTAATCGCGCCAAACGCCTTGGCCAGCAGCATACCGCCCGCCACCTCGCCCATGCGCTGCAGGCTGCCCGTCACCCCGGCCAGCGGCCCGCTCGCCCGATCCTCCCCCTCGACAATGATCCGAATCTTGTAGTCAGCCATCACCCATCCATCCCGCCCATACCGTCCATCACCGGCGCCTGAGCCTGTCGCAGGCCACCCTCGCCCCTCGCCCTTCGCCCCTCCTCAAACCTCCCCTTCTCCTCGCGCCACACCCGCCACCGCTCCCACCACAGCGCCGTCGCCTGCTCCTCCACCGCCCACGGCGGCAGCCCCCACTCCTTGCCCGCCTCCAGCACCATCAGCCACATCGGCGCCTTCGACGACGACCCGCGCAGCCACCGCCGGATCAGTCGTCGCTCAGAGGGTCCACCACAGCGCCATCGACCTCAGCGCCATCGGTGCCTGAGCCTGTCGAAGGCGAGCCGGTCTCCGCCCCGCCCGTCGTCGCCCGCAGCAGCGCATCCCACTCCACCTTGCTCAAGTCGAAGAGCGCCTCCCGCACCGCCTCCGGCGGGCCGGACACCTCCGCCTCCGCCAGCACAAAACCCACCATCTCCTCCAGGTCCGCCAGCGTCATCCGCCCCGAAAGCCGCTCCTGCAGTTCCAGCGCCTTGCGCAGCCGCCGCAAATACCCCGGCTTATCCCGCCCCGGCGGCCGAATCACAACCTCATCCATCCCAATCTCCAATCTCTAATCTCCCAATCTCACCAACTCCCGCCGATAACTCCACTACACCTCGGAGCTAGTACGACGCGACCCCGTTCACCAGCACCGCCTTGAACCAGTTCGCAAACGTCGTGTGGTACGTGCGCGTCAGCGTGAACTCCGCCGTCACCACCCCATCGTCATCGCCGAACAACTCCAGATCATCCGCCACCGTGCCCGCAAACTGCAGCTTCAGACTGCGCGTGCTGTCGGCAAAGTTGATCTCCACCTGCTTCTGCGTCAGCGTCCCGCCGATGATCGCATCGATGTCCGTCTTCGACGTGCCGTCGAACTCCAGTGACAACTTCAGCGAGCCGTCCCACGCCCGCTCCGCATACGAGTCCCGCGTCAGGCTCCCAAAGCACGGCCGCAGCGCCCTGTCCGGCTGCACCATCAACTCCATCATGCGCACCTGGCACGCCGTCAGCGTCGTCGTGCCCATCGTCCCGCCCCAGGCATCCATCTTGATCGACGCCACCTGCGAAGCCATGATCGGATTCACCGCCACATCGCTCAGCGCCTCCAGCGTGTCCGCCGCAATTTTGTTCCCCACCAGGTCGCCCTGCAGCCGCAGCGGCTCCTCCAGTTCCATGCGCAGCGTCATCGACGACAGCAGCCCGCCCACCAGCTGATACGCCCCCACCGCGCTGTTCCCCTTCACAATCGACAGAATGCGCGGCGTCGGCGCCGTCGCCCCCGGCGCCGCATAGTTGCGCGTGTACGGCCCCGCGCCGCTCGGCGTCGCCTGGCCAAACAGATTGTCCAGCCAATAGCCGATGTGCTCATACGACATCCACGCCTTGACCGAACCCTCCCCGCCCACGCTCCCCACCACCGCCTGCGACGCCCCGGCCAGGCCCAGCGTCATATCCTCCAACATCGTCACCTTATTCTTCGACCGCAGTTGCAGCTCCTCGATCCCGCGCAACTGCACCGTCGGCGCCACGCCGGTCGTAAATCCGCCCGACTGGGTCCCCACCTGCACCCGCAACTCCCTCGTCAACGCTGGCATACTCTCACTTCTCCCGTTTCTCGATCACAAACGCGCCGGACCCAATCGCCGCCGCCCGCTGCTCATCCGTCAACCCAATCCACTCCTCCGGCGCCAGGTCTCGCGCCGGCACCCCCAGCACGAACGTGCCCGGCATCACATACCGCACCGCGGCGATCTCCCCCTTCCGCGCAAAATACCGCGCCCGCAGCCCCGCCTCCCCCTCCAACACCGGCGCCGGCGCCTCCGCCACAGCAGCAACCGCCGCGCCGTCCACCTTGTCCACCCCGTCCATATCGTCCCCCCTCCCGCAACACATCACCCATCTCCCAACACCTCGCACGACAGCCGGAACACCTCACTCCGATACTCCACCCCGCCAATCGTCATACTGCCTGGCTCCGTCGCCTGCGCATACGTCAGCCCGTTCCACGTCGCCGTGCTGCTGTTCGCCAGCACCACATCCGCCACCGCTGCTTCGATGCTGTCCAGCGCATCCTCAGCGTTCGCTTCCGTCCAGCCATCCGCCGCCGCGTACGCCACAAACACAAACACCAGCAGCGTCGCCGTCGTGTGCCAGCACGCCCCAAAGCCGCGCCGCTCCCGCAGCACCGGCCCGCTGGCCACCACCACCACCGGCGACTGCCCGCCGAAGTCCCCCACCTGGTAGCCATACACCGCCTGCGCCGGCTTCCCCGTGCCCACCAGCGCCGCCTGCAGCAGCCCCGTCAGCGCGTCCCGCGCCGCCTCCCGGCTCACACTCGCCATCCGCCCCTCACCCGTCCATTCCGTCCATATCGTCCATCCCGTCCACCGCCGCCCTAGCCCATCAAATACCGCATCAGCGCCCGGCTGGCCGCGTCGCCGATCTCCTGCCCATGTTCCGCCACCGTGCGCGCATAGAACGCATGGTGGCCGCCCCTGGCGTGCTCGAACGGCCCATACTGCGCCGGTTGGCGGCCATCACTCCGCTGTGCGCCCGGGTCCAGATAAATCTCCGCCCGCGTCGGTCGCAGCGCAATCCGGTGGCTCGCCTTCAGCGCCCCCGTGTCCACATGCGTCAGCGCCACCGCATACCGGTGCGCCGCCGCCGCCGCATCCTTCAGCGCCGCCTGCAGCCCCGACCCCGGCCGCGCCGCATTCGTCGCCCGCAGCATCGCCGCCTGCGCATCCTGGATCCCGTAAATCGTCACCGCCATCAGCCCACCAATCCCATTGCCTGCCCCTACGCCTGCCCCGCCGCGCCCACTGCGCCATACCCCACGTCCATCCCGTCCATATCGTCCACCGGTGGCTGAGCCTGCCGAAGCCCCGCCGCCTGAGCCTGCCGAAGGTCGCCTGATCTACCGCTTCAACTCCTCCACCACCAGCACATAAAACGCATCCCCGCCGTCCACCGTCGTCTCCAGCAACTCATGCGGCGTATTCAGCCCCATGCGCTGCGCCAGGTCAGGCGCCACCGGATCCAACGGCGAGCAGCGCAAATTAGACAGATGCGCCGCCGGCGTGCCGCGCTTCCCGTTCACCATCGCCGGCGAGCGCTTCGTCGAGGCCGCCAGCGACATCAGCCGCCGCCCCGCCCGGCCGCTGCCCCACTGCCACGCCGCGCACGACCGGATCGGAAACTCCGACCCGCCCATCACCAAAATATCGCCCTCGCGCACATCCAGAGCCAAAATGTCACCCTCATACCCGACGAGTAGAAAGATTATCGCCGGGCATCAATACTCAGCGATAGCCTCTCCCGCCCGCTCGCTGAACCCATCCACCCGCACCGGCTGCAGCCACACCCCCCCCGCCCCGCCCGCGCCCGCCGTCCCTGTCGGCGCCCCCCCCTGCCGCTCCCACGCCTGCGCCACCTGGCTCAACTTCTCCGACCGCGGCCCCACCGTCACATCCGCCTGCGTCGCCCAGCGCCGCGCCAGCACCCCCGCCAGCGCGCTCACCGTCAGCGCCACATCATTCCCCGTCCGCGCCAGATAGACCCCGATCTCCTCATCCGACAGATTGCCGCCGTCCGGCAGCACCCCGGCCCCGGCCACCGTGTCGCCGATCTCCAGCCGCACCCGCGCCACCGCCGCCACCGTCGCATCCGGGCTGTCAAGCGTGTACGAGAAACTCATTTGCGCCGCCCCTTCTTCACCGCGCCGACGGTGCCTGAGCCTGTCGATGGCGCCGGCGCCCGAAGGCCGTCCACCTCGTCCATCCCGTCCACTTCGTCCACCACCGTTTCCTGGGAAACATCCAGCCGCCGCCCAAACGCATCATGCGGCCGCCCATCCTCCCCAATGTAGTATCCGCCCGGAATCGTCTCCGCCATCGTCTCTCCCCAATCGCCAGAGGCGAGGAGCATCAGCCGCCCCTCGCCCCTCGCCCCTCCTAACTGATCGACGGATCCGCCCACGTCCCGGCGCCGAAGTACAGCACCGCGCCGTTCGTCCGCGTCCACACCCCCACGCCGAACTCCGCCTCCATGTACTGCGCATACAGCGGATGCGTGTCCAGGCTCGCCGCAATGCGCAGCCCCTGCAGCGCCTGCGCCTCCCGCTGCCGGAACGCCAACGGCTTCATCGGGTCCCCGTCGTCCCACGCAAACAGATAGTTCGCAATCGCCCACGGTTTCACCCACACCTCAGCGCCGGCGAAGATGCCAATCGCCCGGTTGTCCAGCCGGCTGATATCCAGCGTCTGCCCCGGCGTGTCCGTCGCGCGGTAGATGATCCGCGGGTCAGGGTACGCCGTGAAGCCGCTCAGCCCCCGCACCGTCGCCTCATCCGTGCGGCTGATCGCCAGGCGCACACTGTCCCCATGGCCATGCTCGATCACATCGTTGATGATCGCCTTCGCCGCGTCCGCCGTCAGCCCGTTGATCGCGTCATAGTGCGTGTGGCTCGCCCCGTCGAACGTCTCCCCGTTCGGACCGTCGGGAATCTCCGCCGAGTCCGCGTTCACAAAGCGCTTCACCGCCAGGTCGACGTTGTCCACCAGGAAGTCCGTGAACGTGTAGTTCGCCGAAAGATAGACCGCCCGCTTGATCTCCCGCTGCACGCGCCGCAGATGTGCCTTCTGCGCATTCTGCACCGCCGTGGCCATATCCGCCGGCGTGTGCGTCTCAAACCACTTCGCCGTCCAGCCCAGGCCAAACTGGAAGAGGCGCATCGGGAAGCCCACCGTCGCGCCAGGCCGCGCCACCTGCGTCTGGCTGCGGCCATACTCATCCACCTCGACCATCTCCCCGCTGGCGCTCGTGCCATAGCGCCGCTGGCGGTCCGTCGTCACCTCGCACAGCCCGCTCACCATCTCCTGCACAATCTGATTGTGCGCCGCCACATCCGCCTCCAGCACCTGGCGGATCGTGTCCAACCCAAACGCCGCCGCGCTCTGATACCGCGTCGCCAGCAGCGTACTAATGTCATGCGTGCCCGTAGGCATATCCCACCTCCATCATCCTCTCATCTGCCAAAATCAGCGCCAGCCCGACGGCTGCTATCAGGTCAGGTCCAGGTACAGCACAACCAGCTTGCTGCCGCTCGTCGCCGTCCCGCCCGTGTTGTTGATCGTGTTCGCCGCCGTGACGGTGAACTCGCTCGTCAGGTCGCTCACGTCCGTCACGTCCGTGCCCGCGCCGATCATCCGCAGCACGCTCACCAGCTTGTCGCCCGTGGCAATCCCCGTCACCGTCACATTGCCCGCCGCCGCGCCGGCAGCCAGGAACACCTTGACCAGCCCGTTCGCCACCTTCGACGGCGCATCGCGCAGCACCCGGATATCCGTCGCCGTGATCACCTGCGCCACGCCCTCCACATCGCCGACCGTCGGCGCCGTGTCCAGCCGCCCCGCCGTCGCGCCCACATACAGCACATCGCCCGGCGTCAGGCCAGAGCCATAGCTGAAGCGCGTCCCCTTCCCGAACAGCGTCACCGGCTGCCCGCTCTTCACCGACCGCGGCGTGAACCCGGCCACCTCAGCCGCCTCGTTCGCCGCCGTCGCGTTGCTCATGTACACTTTGCCGTCGCTGCTCTTGATGTAGCAGGGCGCCGCCACAGCCAGATCCTCGCCGGCCACCAGACCGGTGATCTGCGGCGCAAACTGCCCCGTGCTCACATCCATCTGCGCCGTACTCGCTCTCGTTACCAGAGCCATACCAACCTCCTCAATCTCCCAATCTCACAATCCCGGCGAGCGCCCCTCGCAACTCGCCCCTCGCAACTCCTCAAATCGGCGTATACGCGCCCGATGCCCGCTTCTGCCGCAGCACCTCATCCGCCGACGGCCGCGTCTGCCGGCCCGCCGCCGTCGCGTTGATGTCCCCGCCGCCGCTGGCCGCCTTCACCAGGTGCGGCTTCGCCTTCACCAGCTCCTTCAGCGCACCGTCCACGCCCGTCACCGCTCCGTCATCCGCCACCTGCACCGCAGCCAGGTCAGCCAGCCGGAACGCATCCTCCGGGTCATAGAAATTCGCCTTCGACGCCGCCAGCACCACCGCATTGCGGATCGCCGCCGTGCGCAGCCGTTCTTCCGTCGCCCTGGCCCTCGCCTCCGCGTCAGCCTGCGCCTTCCGAGCCTTCTCCACCTCGGAGAGCTGCGCCGCCTTGCGCTCCTCCTCCGCCGACTCCAATTCCTCCAGCCGCTTGCGCCGTGTCGCGCTCTCCGCGTTCGCCGCCTTCAGCGCCGCCCGCAGACTCGCCAACTCCGCCGCCAACTGCTCCGCCGTCGGCTGTCCCGCATCCCCGCCGGCGCCCGGCTTCCCGCCGTCATCGCCGCCACTGCCATTGTTGTTGAGCATCTCGCCCGCACCCTCAGACATCTCGTCTCCCTCTTTGTACTGCTGCTTGTGGATCACCCACATCCGTTGCTATCTTCGGAAATCCGAAGATGGATAATTGCTTCACCTGCGGCTGCGCGCGTCCGCTGGGTGAATCATCACCCGTGTTCCCGTTGCCGCCCGGGCGCCGATCTCATCCGCCGCCGCCTGCCGCATCTGCCGCGACAGCAGATCATTCGCATCCTCACGCCGCACCAGCGCCGTCGAGGACCGGCAATACCAGTGGAACGGCGGATTGCGCAGATACTCCCCAAACCGCGGCGTCCCCGTCAGGTGGTAATCCTGGTTCATCCCCACCACCTGGCCATGCACCCGCAGGCAGCAGTCCGTCGTGCGCTCGTCGATGGCCGCCACCGCCTGCCGCATGAAATCCTCCTGCCGCCGCGTCCGCTCCAGCATCTCCGCCGTCGCGCCCGTATACGCCACCAGCAGCGCAATCCCCAGCCACCGCGCCCCCTCCCGGATCACCGGCGCCGGCGACAGAATGCCAACCCGCTCCTCATCGCCCACAATCTGCGTCATGTCGCCCGTCGCCATCCACGTCGCCTGCACCGCCGACGCCTGCGCATCATACTGCGCCATCCACGCCGCCATCGGCAGCCCGGGCTGCGCTCTGGCCACCGTGTTCGGCAGCCCATAGACCGCCAGTTCCACCCGTGCCTGGTCGAGGCCCGCCTGCGCCGCGCTCGCCAGCGACGCCCGCATCACATCCTCCACCGTCGCCCGCAGCTCGCGCAGCACATCCAGCACCGTCGTCAGATTCTGCGCCTGGCGCATCGCCCGCCGCGCCTGCCGGTACGCCGAGAGTAGCCGCCCCCGCGGGTGCGCCTGGTTGCCCAGTTGGTCGATCAGCCGCTTCAGCTCATCCCCCGCCCGCAGCGCCGCCCGCACCGCCTGCTCATGCTCACCCTGTGCCATCGCTTGCCTCATACAACGGCGTATACAACTCCCGGAAAATCTCATCTTTGATCGGGTAGTAGTGCACGCCATCCATCTCCGGTACGATCCAGTCACCATTCTGCAGATACACTCGCTGTTCGTGCGCCGTCACGACGAAGGCATCGCCGATGTAAATACCGTCCTGCGTTGGCGGATAAAACACACCGACCATCATCGGTTTGTCGTAGAAAAATTGTTCCGCCTGAATCGGCACCGGACGCTTCACGAATTTGGGCATAATCTCCAATCTCCCGCCGATAAATCACCTACACCTCGGAAAACCCATCTTCGGAAATCCGAAGATACCTCGTGGCCTGAGCCTGTCGAAGGCCACTCACCCCTCATCGCCCCCCAGCCCCACCTGCAACATCGCCAGCCGCGCCTGATACTCCGGCGCCGCCTTCATCCGCTCAATCTCCGCCAGGCTGTACCCCATCTCCGACCAAATCTGCTCAGTCGGCACGCCCAACTCGCGCTTCACCCGCCACTCATCGCGCTCATCCTCCGTGTCGCGGCTCTGCACCGGCTCCCACACCATGTCAATGGCCACCGCCTCGTCGAGGCCCGCATTGCCGAACGTGTTCGCCAGCTTGCGCGCCATCTCGAAACAGCGCACCCACCCGGCATTGATCCGCTTCTGCCGCTTGCGCACCTTCGCAAACAGACCCTCGTTCTGCTCCTTCAGCGTCCCCTCGGCCGCCACCTGCCGCGTAAACGAGAGCCTGGCCGCCGGCGTCGAGGAGACCACCGCCACCCAGCCGATCAGCGAAATCATCAGCTCAATCAGCGGCCGCACATCCCCCGCGGGAATCGCCTTCAAATCCGCATCGTTCTTACTCTTCGCCGTGCCCAGGATCATCCCTGGCGCAATCGACGTAGCATTCGACCCGTCCGCCTTCAGCGGCTGCCCGTCCGTCGTCGGAATCCACCCCAGCGCCACCAGCACCTGAAACGCCGTGCTGTCCGCCGTGGCCACCAGATCAATCAGCGTCTTGTTGATCGCCTTCTGCGGGCCGATGGCATCCCACACCTCCGGCCTGGCGTCCGGCGTGTTCAGAAAGTGCACCACCGGAATCCCCAGCGGCTGGCCGGCGCCGTCCACCCAGGACAGCGGCCAGGCCGCATCACCCTCATCCTGCAGCGGCCGCAACTGCCCGCCGATCACCTCATACTTCTCCACTCGATCCGGGTAGTAGAGATTCAGCCGCTGGCGGGTCCGCCCCTCGCCCAAATCCTCCACCCACCGCTTCGACGCATACGAGATCGGCAGATCCGGGTTATCGTCCGGGTAATGCGCCTTGCAGCCAAAGTTATCGCCGCCCACCTGCGCATCCGTGTAGCGGCCATGTGGCACCATGCGCGGCCGCCCGGCCTGGGCATCCCAATCCACAATCACAAAGAACTCGCCGTCCCGCGGCGTGCTCTCGTGGACACTCTCCTGCAAAATCTCGCCATTCACCGCGTGCCAGAGCGCCTCCGCCCACGCCCGCACCGGCGCCGCCCCGTCCGCTCCCTCGTCGGTCGTCGGCCCCAGCGCGATCAACCGCTCGGCAATCACCTCCACCACCAACCGGCAGATATTCAGGTTGAACTCATACTGATCGTTGACGTTCAGGAACGTTTTCATGCGCTCCGTCATGAACGTGTCCTGCAGGCCATCGTAATAGCGCCGCGCCGTCACCACCGCCCTCTGCCGCGCCCGCTCCTCCTCCGCCTGCCACCGCACAAACGCCAACTGCGCCTCATTCACCGCCATGCCGCTCCGCCCCTCGTCCCTGCTGCCTGAGCCTGTCGAAGGCAGCCTACGCATACCGCATCACAAACGAACCCGCCGGCTGCGCCATCACCCCATACCGCAGCGCATCGTAGGGATCATCGCCGCCGTTCCCGTCCTCGTCGATGTCCACCTTCAGCACATCCTCCGGCCTGGCCGGGTCATGCTCCAGGTACGGCAGACACTCCACCAGGTAACGGCAGCGGTCGAACACAAACAACTTCGCCGGCTGCCGCTCATCGCCGAGGAGCTGCAACACCTGCGCCGCGCCGTTCACCCGGTCATCGTTCGCCGGCGCCAGGCTGAACCCCTCATCCGCGTACTGCTCCGCAATCGTGCGCTCACTGTTCCCGCGCCGGGCAAACACATCCGCCCCCGCCACGATGGTGGCCAGCCGCCCCGTCTCGATCCGGTTCCGGGCCAGCAGTTCTCGCAGCGCCGCCGCGTGCCGCTGCACCAGCCATTTGCTCTGCCGGTGCTCATCCAACACAAACACCGTCCCGTCCCCATCCCTGGCCAGCAGATACGCCACCGTCGGATGCGTAAACCCGTAGTCCAGCCCCATCCACACCGTCCACGATGGCGGGATCTGGAACGGCGCCACCACATGCGTCTCGTGCCGCCAGTTCGTGAAGAACTGCCCGGCGGCAATGTCCCAGTCGCCATATCGGTACGCCCGCAGCTTCCAGCCCGTGTTCTCCTCCAGCCGCCGCCGATACCCGGCGTCCAGAAACCGGTTGTCGTCCACCGTCGCCGGTACAAACCGCGTCGTGCGCTCGCTTCCCTGTCGCCACGGATCGATGAACCGCGCCTTGAACCACGCGTGCCCCACCCCGCCCGGGTTCGTCGTCGCGTAAATCCGGGGCCGCCACGCTGAAGAGGATCGGTTCGAGTCCCGCAGCGCCTTGTACTTCGCCGCGCTCAGCGTCGTCGCCTCTTCGATGGCAATCACGTCGTACTCCAGGCCCAGATACGCGTCGACGTCGCTCTCTCTGTGAAAATGCCCCAGAAAAATCCGGCTGTCGTCCCACAGCGTCACCACCCCGGCGGACCGGTTGAAATCGTTCGGCGCATCCCGCAGCACCCGCCGCCGCAGATCGTCGAACTGCTCCCGCGCCTGCTTCAACGCCTTGCGCAGGTACAGCGCCTTCAGCCCAGGCCGGCGCCGGCAGTCATCCAGCGCCAACTGAGCAAATACCGCATGGCTCTTTCCAGGCCCACGCGCCCCGCCAAACCCAATCTGGTCCGGGCCATCCTCACGGTCGCAGAGCCTGGCCGCCCCGTGAAACAGGAGCTGCTTCGGCTGCGCCACATACCCCGCCGCCAGGAAACCCCGCACCTGGTCAGCCGGGCATCCAGCGGCCGCCGCCGCCCGCATAAACCGGTCAGCCGCCGAGTCACTGCGCCGCACAGCCCTCGCCACGTCATGTTTCATCCCGCTGTGAATCGGCATTATCCGCGGGAACATCCCCGTAGGCCCGCTCCAGCGCCGCCTGCAGTTCCGGCGCCAGCTTGTGTTCCAGCGTGGCTGGCCCCTTGCTCGCCGTCCGCGCATCCGCCCGGTCGAGCACACTGTTGATCGCCTTGATCACCTCTGGCGCGTTCACCGGCTCCTCGCCCACCCGCTCATTCCGCCGCACCCGCATCACACCCAGCGTCGCCATCCTCGCCAGTTGCTCAGCCGCCGCCGGCGCCGCCTCCACAATCGTGTCCAGCGTCCGTTCTACAGACCGCCCGAGGCGCACATTGATGTACCAATCCGCCCTGGCCTGCGCCAGGCGCAGCGCCTCCTGCACCGCCGGCTCCTCACACCAGCCCGGATGCCGCCGCCCCTTGCGCGTCTCCCCATACCAGGCGCCCTTGCTGCCGCAGTCCGGCAGCCGCCACACCGTCGCCAACGGCTCGCCCGCCGCCAGCGCCTGCGCCACCCGCAGCACCGTCGTGCGCTTCCGCCGCACATGACCCGGCGACCCGTCAATCGCATCCAGCGCCTGCTGAATCTCGTGCGTCATCCACTCCGGCATATAGCCAATGCGAGTATGGATTGAGGCTGGATTGAGTATGTCTCTCATCGCATCCGCCGGGCGCCAGCCCGGCTCTCAAGTTGTATCCCTCGTGTATGAATACACGAAATCATCGGCGATTTACCCACTCGCGCAGCATAGCCACCAGCTCCCGCCGCGTCCACGTCAGCGCCGCAATGATCGCCAGCAGCGGCACACAGACCCCCACCAGGCAGCCCAGCGTCCACCACAGGCCATACACCCACTCACCCGTCATCGTTCCCGCCAGTGGCTCACATAACGCAGCACCTGACCCTCCGGCGTGCGCCATTCCGTGCCCGTCCAAACCGCCAGCGCCACACTCAGCCACGCCCAGACCTCCACCACCTGGCCCACCGGCGGCGCATCGCTGCGCCATTCTGCCGGCGCCATCAACCCTCCACACCCTTCAGGTGCTGGGCCTGCCACACCGTCTGAGCGATCTTGTCATAGGTTTCCACGTACATACCCAGCCTTCGCTCCAACGCCGTCACCCTCGCCCGCAGCCGGGCATTTTCTGCCACCAACTGCTGCACATACGGGTCGCCCGCCGGCGTCACATCCAGGGCCGGCGCAGCCACAGCATCGCCCGCCGCCATCATCCCGCCCGCTGCGCCTGCTGCGCCTGCTGCCCGGCCTGGCGCAGCCAATACACCGCCGCCTCCACCGAAGCCGTCAACTGTTTTACATCCAGCCCGGGGAACTCCGCCGCCAGCAACCCCAGCGCATACTGAAACTTCGCATCGTTGTCCGGCAGCCGGCCCGTGCGCTGCAGTTGCTCCGCCGCCGCCACCGCCACCTGCGCCAGTTCCGCCGCCTGCGCCAGCGCCGTCCGCGCCTCCTCCACCGTGCCCGGCGTCCTGCGCACCACCAGCCACGCCATCAGCAGCACCGTCACCAGCCCAAACGCCAACACGCCCCACATCTCATAACTCATAGTCGCTCCACTACTCCTGTCCATTCAACCCGAAGCCCTTAGCCATGCCGCCGCCGCTCCGCGCGCCACAGGCCCGCCACAATCAGCATCAGCGCCGTCGTCATCGCAAACACCATCGGCGACCCAAAAACCCGATACTCTCTCGTGTTCACGCCCGTGCTGCCAATCGAGATCTCCAGCACATACCACGAGAACAGCAGCGCCAGGCTGCCGTAAAACACAGCGTAGGAGTACAACCTCGCTCGCACATTGTGCAGCGCCAGATACAGGAGAGCCGGGGCGCTCAACACATAACAGGCCAGACGGGCAATCTCCCAATACGTCATCTCCCGCCCCAATACCTTCGCCAAACATCTATGGTTGAATGATAGTCGGTTGAGTCGAGTGAATAGCGCCCATGCTGGCAACTTGGCGAACGATGGCAGCAATAATATGCGGAGCGGGCGATTCAGGAAGCAATTTAATGGTTGCCTGGACATATTTGCGACCCAGGAAGAACGCTTTCAAATCCAAGACGCCAGCGTCAGGCTGTGCACCGTGAACATCAGCCAGCAGACGGCGGGAGACGTTGACCATGAAGATCGAAAGGTTGACTGCGTTGGTAACAGGCGTCTCTTTGATAACCATGAAGTCCTCCATACCCCAGAACTGCTTGGCGTCGCGAAAGTTAAACTCGATTTGGAAGCGCAGGCGATAGTATTGAATCAGCGTGTCATGGGTGAGTTTGGGATCGCTGCTGAAGAGTACGGCGTGTGCACGTGCGCCACTCTCCAGATTGGTCTTGACCAGGATCACGACGTTGATGGGATCGGCAAAGCACTCATGCAACATCCTGGCCTGGTACACATCGCTGCGAATTCCCTTATCTTGCATGGTCTCCATCAGATAACTATCTGGAATTGCTCGATAGTCGATCTTGTCGCCATAGCGACGCCGCGGACCAGACTTCTTCTGCTCTCCCACGTACTCGAAGTAGAGCGCCGAATCACTGCGCAGCTTCGAGATGAGGTGCAGTCCCAGGCTCTGTTGCACCATCTGACAGACGTTGTTGTTGCCGAAGTGACCATCCAGCACCAGATAGGTCAGGGGGAAGAGTCCCCCAATCAAGGTGAACAACTGCTTGACCAGCCGTTCCATCATGCGCAGTTCACCGTTCCACTCCACTTGACGCTTGTCTTTGTTTTTGCTGCCTTTGGGACGTCCCGCCTTCCGCGTGCCAGCCTTGCCGCCGTGCTTGCTCTTGGCTTTCTTCTTGGTTGCGCTCGACTTAGCTGCCGCTTTCTTTTTGGTTGTACTCGATTTGACTGTTGCCTTCTTCTTGCTGTTGCGCTTCTTCGTCACAGCCGGCGTGCTTGCCGTCGGGTCGTCGCTCCTAGCCGACTTCACCACCTGCTCGGTCAGCAATGGGTGGGATACGCCATCGCTCACGCTCACCAACGCCAGGGTGAAGAAACTGACCCCTGGAATCGGCTTGTTGGCGATCGACGAGAAGAAGCGATCCAGCCCAAATGTCTTCTTCCCCGCTTTGCTGATGACACTCTCGTCACCGACGACCAGATACACCTCACCGGGTCGATACAGATGGGTGCGAAAGAAAAGCCAACTCATCTGCGCCCACGGCAGCACCTTGTTGAACCAGCGCTGCACCGTCCGGTAGCTCCCTCCTTTGTCCGCCCAGCGCGAGATGCCCAACATGGTCACACGACCCGTCATCGTCAACACCGCACCGATGATTTTCTCCATCTGACGTGTCGTCGTCTGATCCAGGCATTGGCTCAAGCAGTGAAGAAGTGCGATAATCTCGATCATGAGCGGTTTTGTCCGATAGGAATTTCACTTTGGTCGGTGAGTTCCCTATCTTACACAACCGCTCGTTTTCTTCCACCTTTTGGCGAAGGTATTGCTCTCGTGTTCACGCCCGTGCTGCCAATCGAGATCTCCAGCACATACCACGAGAACAGCAGCGCCAGGCTGCCGTAAAACACAGCGTAGGAGTACAACCTCGCTCGCACATTGTGCAGCGCCAGATACAGGAGAGCCGGGGCGCTCAACACATAACAGGCCAGACGGGCAATCTCCCAATACGTCATCTCCCGCCCCAATACCTTCGCCAAACATCTATGGTTGAATGATAGTCGGTTGAGTCGAGTGAATAGCGCCCATGCTGGCAACTTGGCGAACGATGGCAGCAATAATATGCGGAGCGGGCGATTCAGGAAGCAATTTAATGGTTGCCTGGACATATTTGCGACCCAGGAAGAACGCTTTCAAATCCAAGACGCCAGCGTCAGGCTGTGCACCGTGAACATCAGCCAGCAGACGGCGGGAGACGTTGACCATGAAGATCGAAAGGTTGACTGCGTTGGTAACAGGCGTCTCTTTGATAACCATGAAGTCCTCCATACCCCAGAACTGCTTGGCGTCGCGAAAGTTAAACTCGATTTGGAAGCGCAGGCGATAGTATTGAATCAGCGTGTCATGGGTGAGTTTGGGATCGCTGCTGAAGAGTACGGCGTGTGCACGTGCGCCACTCTCCAGATTGGTCTTGACCAGGATCACGACGTTGATGGGATCGGCAAAGCACTCATGCAACATCCTGGCCTGGTACACATCGCTGCGAATTCCCTTATCTTGCATGGTCTCCATCAGATAACTATCTGGAATTGCTCGATAGTCGATCTTGTCGCCATAGCGACGCCGCGGACCAGACTTCTTCTGCTCTCCCACGTACTCGAAGTAGAGCGCCGAATCACTGCGCAGCTTCGAGATGAGGTGCAGTCCCAGGCTCTGTTGCACCATCTGACAGACGTTGTTGTTGCCGAAGTGACCATCCAGCACCAGATAGGTCAGGGGGAAGAGTCCCCCAATCAAGGTGAACAACTGCTTGACCAGCCGTTCCATCATGCGCAGTTCACCGTTCCACTCCACTTGACGCTTGTCTTTGTTTTTGCTGCCTTTGGGACGTCCCGCCTTCCGCGTGCCAGCCTTGCCGCCGTGCTTGCTCTTGGCTTTCTTCTTGGTTGCGCTCGACTTAGCTGCCGCTTTCTTTTTGGTTGTACTCGATTTGACTGTTGCCTTCTTCTTGCTGTTGCGCTTCTTCGTCACAGCCGGCGTGCTTGCCGTCGGGTCGTCGCTCCTAGCCGACTTCACCACCTGCTCGGTCAGCAATGGGTGGGATACGCCATCGCTCACGCTCACCAACGCCAGGGTGAAGAAACTGACCCCTGGAATCGGCTTGTTGGCGATCGACGAGAAGAAGCGATCCAGCCCAAATGTCTTCTTCCCCGCTTTGCTGATGACACTCTCGTCACCGACGACCAGATACACCTCACCGGGTCGATACAGATGGGTGCGAAAGAAAAGCCAACTCATCTGCGCCCACGGCAGCACCTTGTTGAACCAGCGCTGCACCGTCCGGTAGCTCCCTCCTTTGTCCGCCCAGCGCGAGATGCCCAACATGGTCACACGACCCGTCATCGTCAACACCGCACCGATGATTTTCTCCATCTGACGTGTCGTCGTCTGATCCAGGCATTGGCTCAAGCAGTGAAGAAGTGCGATAATCTCGATCATGAGCGGTTTTGTCCGATAGGAATTTCACTTTGGTCGGTGAGTTCCCTATCTTACACAACCGCTCGTTTTCTTCCACCTTTTGGCGAAGGTATTGCCGCCCCACAAATTGAACGCAAACAGCCCCAGCATCACCGCCGCCAGCACCAACACCAGCACACGGTCAAACGACGTAGTCGCCGGCGGCCGCTGCATCGCCTGCGCCAGACCATCCACACGCCTGTCGCGCTCCGCATTCCCTGCCGCCAAACCTGCCAACTGGCTGGCCACCTGCACAAGCTGCGTTGTAATATGCGCCACCTGCTGCGCCAGCATCGCCAACTGGCTCGCCATGCTGGCGTCCTGTTGGATCAGCCGCCCCTGCTCCGACAGCGCCAGGTCCAGTTTGCTCTCCATGCGCTGCACCGCGCGCCATAGATCGCTGTTGTCGCCGTGGCGGTCGCGCTCCTCCGGCACCGTGACAGTCTGCTGCATGTTGCCTTTCCCGACCGTCACATTCGCCGCGCCTTCGATGCCAGCCCCAACTGCGTCGCCCGCCACCCGTCACCCCTGCCAATAAAAATACGCTGTGCCTTTTGGCACAGCGTATCACCCTGCATGTAACTGGCAGTCACTTCCACTCAACCAACTGCCAGCATCCCTCCACCTGCGTCAGCGGCACCACCCGGCACAGCCGGAGGAGCAACTTGCGTGCACCGTGCGGCGTCAAGCCGGTGAACTCCGCCACCTCCCGCGTCGTCGGCGTCGAACCCGCCAGCAGGCGCATCAGCACCAGCACCACACGTTCCGTCGACGTCAGCTCGGGCGGTAAATCCATACCCGGATTTTAGCACATCCGTGCGCCCATGCCAAGCGCCGCCACACATAGTCCGGCCTACAGCCGCCACCTGTCCGCAGGGCTGGCAATCTTCTGTGCCGCCTGCAAATCCACCTCCGCCAAACGGGCATAGCGCCGCACCATCTCCATCGTCGAATGGCCCAGCAGGTCCTGCAGCGCCGCCAGGCTGCCGCCGTTGCGCAGAAAATTCACCGCAAACGTGTGGCGGAACCGGTGCGGCGTCGCCCCCTCCACCTTAGCCCGTTCGCCCAGCCGCTCGATCAGCTTGCGCAGCGTCGTCCGGTTCATCGCCCCGCCGCCCCGGCTCGCCTCGAAGAGCGGCGCCTCCGGTTCCGGCTTCTTGCGCTGCTGGATATAGCGCCACAGCGCCCGCTGCGCAATCTGCCCCACATACACCGACCGCTGCTTATCCCCCTTGCCGTGCCACACCACCAGGCGCCCCGTTTTCCGGTCATAATCTCGCACATGCAGATCGCACAACTCCGACGCCCGCAGCCCCGTGTCCACCAGCACCAGAATGATCGCCACATCGCGCACCGCCGTCGGGCGCGGCGCTCGCACATAACAGTCATTGCGCCGGTCGTAAGCGTGCATCACGCCGGTGGCCGCCAGCAGCAGTCGCACCTCCTCCTCCGTAAAGGCGAACACCAGCGTCCGTTTCGGCGCCGGCTTCCGCACATCGCGCAGAATATGCTCGATGCGCAGCTCCACCGCCGCCCACGACCAGAAACTGCTGAGCGCGATCCAAGCGTTCAACTGCGTCTTCTTCGACAGGTGCAGTTCCTCGCTCAGATGATCCAGGAACATGTTCACCTGGCGCGCCTTCACCTTCTCCACCTCCCCATTCTCGATCCACGCCCCGAACCTGCGGAACGTCAGCGCGTAATCAACTATCGTGTGTTCGCTCAAGTCGCGTCGCCGCGCCAGCCAGAATCCCTCAACCGCACTATCCCAATTCATCGTGTGTGTGTCCTTTCGTGCAAACATGTCGTGTGTGTCAACCAACCATGCAGCCGGCGGCCGGCGCCGTCTGCACCCGTGCGTACCATCAACCGTGAGTCCCGCGCATCACCTCCCGACGAGAAAAATCAAATTCCCGATGATAAACAAGGCCCGGAAAATGCAGGAGCCGCCCGCACACCAGTGCAGACGGCTCCAACCAAACTCCCGACGATAATATAAAGGTGGGCGTGACAGGACTTGAACCTGTGACCTCACGGATGTGAACCCCGCCCCGTGTCGTCCGCCCCCATTGCGCACGGCTGCCTCTGCACCGTCAACCGTGCGCACCCAGGCAGAGCCGGCGCGCCCGCCCGGGCCCCGCCGCCCCCCCTGGATAACTTCCACGCGCGGGAACTCACCCGCGCAGACCATCCCTCCCGCCCCGCAAAACCTCCCGAAGATAAAGCTAATTCACATCGGGAACCGCAATTTCACACGAGCGCCCCCACGTTGGACAAAACCCGCGCGGGCGCCTATTCCATAATCGACACCACCCCGGTTTCACCCAACAGCACTTCAAACCCCGTAGCCGTCGGTGGCACCTCAAACAACATGCGGCAGCGGGCAGAAATGCCAGGATTCATATCTACCAGGAAACATGCATCGCCGAAATAGCCGTCGGCCATCTCGAACACCCGATCTTGGTCATCGCGCAAGAAAACTTCAACATTAGATCGTATATCCGTTGGAGCACTCCCTACGTTCTCCACCAAGAACTCGACTACAACAAACGTCGCCGCAGTCGTTATCTCCCGGTACATATCATCAGGATCGTCAAAAACACTGCCCGGAGCTTCAGCGCCGACCACCCGCCACAGAATGTCATCCACCTGATAACCTTCCGAGTCAGTGGCCACTGCCATCACCGGCGCCGCCTCGACCGCCACCACCGGTGGCTCAGCAGCTTCAACCGGCGCCACTGCAACAACCTGGTCCCCGTCGATGCGAATCTGCAGCCCAACCGCCACCGTGATCGGCGCCGTCATCGTCACCACCGTGCCGTCGCCCTGGGCCACCGCCAGTGTCAGTTCAACCGGCACAGACTGCTCGATGGACACCACCAGCGGCCGTACCAGGCCGACGCCCCCTTCCGTCTGCGCTACGGCGATACCCGCAATGCCCAGCACCAACACAACAATCATTACTCCAAGCACCCGCTTCATGAGGGATTCCCTTTCCTCTACTCTTCCACCGC